CGACCAATTGGCCTAATCTTTTAGGCTGACCTAAGAGGGAGGGTCTTCCATGAGGCTCTCCCTTTTGTTGTTTATAACTAGGAAATATTATGGCTATCACATCTGCACTCTGCACCAGCTTCAAGAAAGAATTGTTGGAGCGTAAGCACGACTTCAATGCCACCAGTGGTCACACTTTCAAGATTGCTTTATACACATCGTCGGCATCGCTCGACGCAGCCACCACAGACTACACCACTTCCAACGAAGTTGTTGGTACTGGTTACACTGCTGGCGGCACTACATTGACCAACATTGATCCTACTACCAGTGGCACCACAGCCTTCATTGACTTTGCTGATGCTACATGGCCCAACGCCACCATCACAGCCGCTGGTGCTTTGATTTATAACACCACCACTGACGGTGGTACAGGTACTACTGACGCTGTTGCTGTCATCTCTTTTGGCGGTGATAAGACATCGACTAACGGTGACTTTGTGGTGCAGTTCCCCGCCGCTGACGCTTCCAACGCCATCATCCGTATCGCTTAATAGGCGGTACAGATGGCAACAACTGTACGCTCTGGCGCTATATACGGCATAGGCACTTATGGTGTCTCTCGTTATGGCCTTAGCAATGTAGCCTATACACCTGACGGTGTAGCTGGTGTTGCCACTTCAGACAGCGGTGTCGTCATCATAGGCGATGCCAACCATGTTGTTGTAAGCTTAGTTAGTCCTGCCGCTGTAGGTAGTGTTGGTGTTGTCGGTGTAGCTGTAACTAGCACAGTTGGTGTTTCTGCTACTGCTACTCTTAACCCGAATGTTTCGTTCAGCCTTGATTGCGTATTCCCTGTAGAGGGCGTTGCCGCTACAGGTGATGTAGGTACTACAACAGTTGTTGCTAAATCGACAACACTACTTTCGGGTGTCGTTGCTACAGGCGCTGTTGGTTTGCTTAGTGTGGCTGCTGATTCCAACACAGAGGTCACAGGCTTTGAAGCTACCTTCTCTGTTGGTGAAGTTGATGTACGATCAATCAACCGTATTCCTGTAGACGGCATAGATGCTACAGGCTCTGTTGGTAGTTTAGTTGTTGTAGCCGATGCCAACACTGCTTTGTCTGGTGTTGCTGCACAGGCTATGTTGGGTGGTGTTGTTGTTGCAGCCAGTAGTGTTTATGCATTGACTGGTGTAGTTGCAACATCTGCACTGGGCAGTATTGCCATTGCAGAAAATGCTATACCGACATTCAGTGGTGTAGATTCCACAGGTGTTGTTGGTAGTGTTGTTATAACTACCGTTGTATTCGACTATGACGCTGTAGCTGCTTTGTACGATAGACGCAGAACAGTACATGTTGACAGACGCAGTAGCGGTAGTGACAGAACAGCGGTAGTAGCGATGCAAGACAGAACGGTTTATGTTGACAGGGTTTCTACACCATCAACTCGTTCCATACATGTGTCGGACGAGAATAGAATAGCGTACACGTATAGGAAGCCTAGCTCGTCTGATAGATCAGCTTTGGTGGCTTAACTAGGAATAGAGGAAGTATATGTCTTTTAAATGGCCTTCAAAGGACAAAGATGAAACCTTAGATTACAGCGTTGATTGGTCTAGGTTTCTCAATGGTGCGACGATTAGCTCCATTACATGGTATGTGGACAACTCCAGTGGTGTTGCCACTGCTCTCACTGCTGGTAATACTGTTAATGGTATTCAGAACGTTTCACAAACTATTAGCGGTGGTGTTGCCACAATCAATCTTGGACTTGGCACTGACAACTACGACTACAAATTCACATGTCGTATGACAGACAGTACAGGTAATGTTGCTGAACGAGTTGTGCGTCTGAAGATTAAGGAACAATAACATGGCATACGATTACATCGGTTTAACCAATGAAGTGAATCGACGACTCAACGAAGTTGAACTCACCTCTGCAAACTTCGATAGTGCCTCTGGTTTTTATTCGCAGATCAAAGACTCTGTCAATTCTGCTTTGCGTGATGTTTATGATGCTGGTCAAGACTGGCCTTTCAATCATGTGATTGCTGATGATACATTGTCGGTTGGTATTAGTCGTTACGGTTTTCCATCTGACGCATCCACAATTGACTTCGACACCTTCCGCATCAAAGCTAATGCCACACTGGGTAATAACACAGTGAAGCTGACGATCATGCAGTACGAGGAATACCTTGAGAAAGCTGTCGATCAGGAATACTCTACAGACACTTCAAAGCTTACTATCCCTAAGAATGTTGTGTATGCTCCTAGCTTAGAGTGGTTGGTTGTACCAGCCCCTGACAAAGCATATGAGGTGGTGTATGAATACTACCGAGTTCCTGTAGACCTTCTTAATTCTACAGATGTTCCTGCTGTCCCTGAGCGATTCAGGCATGTCATCATTGATGGCGCTATGTATCATGCGTACATGTTCCGTAGCAATGAACAGGCCGCTAACTTGGCTAAGGGCAAGTTTGAAGAGGGCATCAAACGTATGCGATCTATGTTGATCAACCGTGTCAGCTACGTTCGTTCCACCGCCATCAATCAAACATTGTTCTCTGGTTTTGGCGAAAGGGTTAAGTGATGGCTGACGGATGGCAGACATATCCTTTTGAGTTTCGTGGAGGCTTGGTGTCAAACCTGTCGCCTCTTCAGCATGGAAGTCAGATGCCGGGTAGCGCTCGACTACTGAAGAACTTTGAGCCATCGGTGGACGGTGGCTATCGTCGTATTGAAGGCTTTGATAAATACTCAAGCTCTTTTGTTCCAGCTTACGGTGAACCTCTCGTTCAAGGTAGTGGTCAGACAGGAACAACATTGCTTGTCTCCAATCTGTTTACTGCTCCTGTGGTGGGTGATACTTTTACAATTTCTGGTGTCACAGGTACCTACACAGTTGCAACGGCTGGTGTTAGCTATAACAGCACCCATAAGCAAGCAACATTGACACTGACAACTTCGTTAGCGTCTAGCCCTGCTGATAAAGCTGCAATAACCTTTACCAGTCATCAGGGACTGATTAAGGGTGTTGTCGCTTGGAATGACACCGTTCTTGCCTACAGAAACGGTGACATCTATTCCACCACTGGTAGCTCCTACACCAAGATCAATAAGCCTTCGTATGGCACTGTGTTGGTTAATGGTGGCTCTCAGACAGGGGCAACACTGGCTGTTGATGGACTAACAAGTATTCCTCAAATTGGTGATACATTCTCGGTTGCTGGTATTGAAAAAGTGTATACGGTATTGGCTGTGCCAACTGTCACTTCCACTGCCGCCACCATCTCGATCTACCCGTCTCTGGCATCTAGTCCTGCTGATAACGCTGCTGTCACTTGGAGGTCTGTTAGTCGTGCTAATGGAATAACACTTCGTGTTTCGAAATATCGTATTGCTGGTGATGACAAGGTGATCGGTGTTGACGGCTACGGTTATCCGTTTACATGGGATGGTGTGACATTCACTGTCTTGTCGTCTGCTCCGTCTGATGTGTTTGGTGCTGAGTTTGTTGTCTACCATAAGAACCAAATGTTCTTCTCTAAAGGTGAAACAATTACTTTCACCGCACCATATACCGACTCAGACTTCTCCGCTGCTAACGGTGCTGGTGTAATCAATGTTGGTGGTGCCATCACTGGATTGGTTGTGTTCCGCGAAAGTCTCATCATCTTCACTGAAAAGACCATTAGTCAGTTGACGGGTAATACATTGCAAGACTTCTTGTTGCAGCCCATCACACGTAATGTAGGTTGCGTTGCCCCCGATACCATTGAAGAAATTGGTGGTGATGTCATCTTCCTTGGACCTGAAGGTTTGCGTTTGCTAAGCGCTACAGACCGTGTTGGTGACTTCAACTTGGGTGTTGTGTCAAAGACTATTCAGGATGAGATGACTTCGCTCATTTCCTCAAGCTCGTCTTTCTCAAGCTGTGTCATTAAACAGAAGAGTCAATACCGCATTTTCGGGTATAACAGCAGCGTTACATCATCAAGCGCTAAAGGTGTTATCGGAACACAGACTGTTGGCAATGATACAAGCACTATGTCTTGGGCAGAAACTGTAGGTATCAAAGCTTATGTTTGCGATGGCGACTACACCAATCAGACAGAGACACTGGTGTTTGCTAATGATGATGGATATGTCTATCAGATGGAAAGCGGTAATAGCTTCGATGGTACAAATATTATTGCTTCATTTGCTACACCTTTTGTTTACATCAATGACCCTCGTGTGCGTAAGACGTTCTACAAAATGGTTTTATATACAGACCCACAAGGCGCTGTTACCACATCTGTCAACTTGAAACTTGACTTCGACAATCTTGGTTCTATTCAACCTGAAACTATTTCGCTGTCTAACGAGACTGGTATTGTGGGTTTCTATGGTAATAGTAGCGCTAAGTATGGTAATACTGTATACGGTGCCAAGTTGAAGAAACAGTTTGAAACACAACTGATTGGTTCAGGCTTTAGTGTTTCGATTCAATTTGTTTCTGATGGTCAGAACCCACCGTTCTCTCTTGATGCTGCAACCATTGAATATAGTACACATGATCGACGCTAATGCGTTATAACTAACTAGCTAAGGAAAACATATGGCAGGCTATACCCGTACAGACACTACTAACAACATTGCTGATGGTAACATCATTAACGCCGCAGACCTTGACAACGAGTTCGACGGTATTCAGGCAGCGTTCAATAGTTCCACTGGTCACAACCATGATGGCACTACTGGTGAAGGCGCTCCAATTCTTGTGTTGGGTCCATCACAGGATGTGGTGGTTGGTGCATCCACTGTCACTCCAAAGACCACCAATACTGTTGACATCGGTAGTTCTTCGCTGAAGTTCAAAGACTTGTACTTGGCTGGTAATGCCTCTTTCGGTGGCACATTGGCTGTCACTGGAGTTGCTACATTCAC